CTAATACAGTTCTTTACAGTTACACCATTAACTCCTACCATTTATTTAGAAGAGTTGGGTAGAGAAAATTATTACTATAAAACATATATCAATAATGAGTTAATGAACCATATTAATACAGATAACTTTTGGGGTTTTCCTGGTACAGACAAATTGGGAGGGTCTTGTTTACATGAGTTTTCAATGAAGCAAAAGAATTATGATGATTTAATAATTAATTCAAATAGTTATACTTATTCGACAAAGCATAATTGGGTAGTTAAAATTGACTCTCACCCTAACGGAGAAGGTAATAAACTAATATATGATACATTAAATAATTTTAGACTTGACAAATACAAAAAAATAGTATAGTATGTATATATTGATTCGTTAATTAAATTATTGGAGATTAAATGTATAGAAAATTAAGTAAAAAAGCAAAGATTATGAACATCTTAAACCGTGGTAGCAGTGTTACTTGGAAACAACTAAAGACAACTTACGGTCTAAAGTCACCAAGAGCAATGGTTGATACCATTCGAAGAGATGGTTTTTGTCTTTATGCTAACAAAGACGCAAGAGGTAATACCTTTTATAGAATAGGTAAACCTTCAGGTGCTATGTTAAAAGCAGGTGTTGCCAAGATTGGTTCAATGAAGAACGTAACATTTGATAGCATTGTGTCAGCAGGTGTTAGAGAAGTTCTAGGAACTAAATTTGCTTACACAAACTAGTTGCCATTTGAAGTATAATATGGTACTATAAATTATGATTGATTCGCTAATAACATATTTCCTTTCTTGTTGTGTAGTCAGTACAGGTGAGTCAATCATAAATAAGAAGTCTAACATAATCGAATATAAACAACTTTGTTAGACAGTGGAGTTTCAGGCGTGCGCCTTAGTTTTACCACTTAAATTTAAAAAACTTAATTGCGAGTAATGTTTTTGGTAGTTTTTAGACTCTAAAAGAAAAAACTACCAAATTTTTTTATGGAGTGTAAATGAACGATTTTCTAAAACAAATTGTAAAAGATGTTAAAAATGATTATGCAGGATTGGCAAACGAAGGTATTGCTGGTGGAGATGTTACTTCATTTATAGATACCGGGTCTTATTCATTCAATGCTTTATTATCAGGTTCAATATATGGTGGATTACCAGGTAATCGTATTACTGCTATTGCTGGTGAGGCGGCGACTGGTAAAACTTTCTTTGCGTTAGGTATCTGTAAAAACTTTTTAGATAGTTCACCTGATGCTGGTATTGTTTACTTTGAATCTGAAAATGCTATATCAAAAAGTTTAATCGAAAGTCGTGGTGTTGATAGTAATAGAGTAGCAGTATATCCTGTTGCTACAGTTCAAGAATTTAGAACACAGTCTATTCAAATAATAGACAAATATTTAGAGCAACCAGAAGAGAAAAGACAACCTATTATGTTTGTATTAGATAGTTTAGGTATGTTATCAACTACAAAAGAGATGGAAGATACTGCATCTGGAAAAGAAACAAGAGATATGACAAGAAGTCAAATTGTCAAATCAACATTTAGAGTTTTAACATTGAAACTAGGTAAAGCAAATATACCTATGATAATGACCAATCATACATATGATGTTATTGGTTCAATGTTCCCACAAAAAGAAATGGGTGGTGGTAGTGGTCTTAAATACGCCGCCTCATCTATAATCTATCTAAGTAAAAGAAAAGAAAAAGAAGGTTCAGAAGTTGTAGGTAATATTATTCATTGTAAAAATTATAAGTCTAGAATAACAAAAGAAAATGCAATGATTGATGTTAAGTTAACTTATACAAAAGGACTTGATAAGCATTATGGTTTATTAGAACTTGCTGAAGAGTGTGGTATATTTAAAAAAGTATCTACAAGATATGAAACACCTGGTGGTTCAAAGATGTATGGTAAACAAATACTAAATGAACCTGAAAAATATTTTACAAAAGAAGTATTGGAAAAGATAGATGAGTATGCAAAAAATAAATTCTCTTACGGGATTGAATAAAACATATAAGTTTGTACAAAAACCAGATGATGACTTTGCGTGTATTCAATTACTAGGTGGAGATTATGATGGTGTTGTTTACAAACATAATAATATAAAGTTTGCACCTAAACCAGATGCTAATGATGAAATACCTTTGAAGTTTGATTATGATATTTTAGTAAATCCTAATCAAGCAAAGGTTGATACAGAAGAATTTATGAATCATATTGGTGATATATTATTAGAAGTAGTGCAGTATCAATTAGACAATAGGACATTAAAATTTAATGAGTGAAAGAGTAGAATTAACAATATTAAGAAATTTATTTTTCAATGAAGACTTTACTAGAAAGGTAACTCCTTTTATTAAGTCAGAATACTTTACAAGTAGAGATGAAAGAATACTTTTTGAAGAAGTAGAAAAGTTTATTATTAAATATAAAAACAACCCTACTAAAGAAGCAATACTTATAGAAATAGGTAGAAGAAAAGATATAAATGAAGATGAGTGTAAGTCTGTAGAAAACCTAGTTAATGGTTTCAGAGAAGAAGAAGTTAATATTCAATGGTTATTAGACACTTGTGAACAGTTTTGTAAAGATAGAGCAGTGCATAATGCAGTATTAGATGGTATTAAGATACTTGACAATAAGGATAAGAAGAGAACACCTGAAGCAATACCTTCTATCTTATCAGAAGCACTTGCAGTTTCATTTGATAATCATATTGGTCACGATTACATAGATGATGCTGAAAGAAGATTTGAATGGTATCACACAAAAGAAAAGAAATATCAATTTGATTTAAGTTATTTTAACAAGATAACTAAAGGTGGTGTTCCTGCTAAAACTTTAAATATTGCACTTGCTGGAACAGGTGTTGGTAAAAGTTTGTTTATGTGTCATTGTGCATCTGCATATTTAACGCAAGGTTTGAATGTATTGTATGTTACTTTAGAAATGGCAGAAGAAAAGATTGCAGAAAGAATAGATGCTAACCTATTAGATTTAACTGTTGATGATTTACACACTGTACCTAAACAATTGTATGATGATAAAGTTAAAAAGATAAACACGAAGACAACAGGTAAATTAATTATTAAAGAATATCCTACTGCATCAGCACATTCAGGTCATTTTAGGTCATTAATTAATGAACTATCTTTGAAAAAAGATTTTACACCTGATGTTGTGTTTATAGATTATCTAAATATTTGTTCTAGTAGTAGATTTAAAGGTGGTAATATATCATCATACTTTTACATAAAAGCAATTGCTGAAGAACTAAGAGGGTTAGCAGTTGAGTTTAATGTACCAATTTTTAGTGCAACACAAACCACAAGAAGTGGTTTTGTTTCTACTGATATTGGTTTAGAAGATACTTCAGAGAGTTTTGGTTTACCTGCTACTGCTGATTTTATGTTTGCATTAATGAGTAATGATGAATTAGAATCTTTAGGTCAGATGAAAGTTAAGCAATTAAAGAATAGATACAATGACCCTAGTGTTAATAAAACATTTGTTATTGGTGTCGATAGAAGTAAAATGAGATTGTATGATGTAGAAGGTTCTGCACAAACATTAATTGATAGTAACATTTCTAAAACAGAGGACGCATATGATAAGTTTAGCGATTTTAAATTATGATTAAATTAAGATATGTAAAAAGAATGAAAAAGAAAGGTAGAAAAATAGTATGGCAAATACTAGAAAGACCTACCAATTGTATTATCTTGGAATGTTTTTTTGAAGAAGATGCTAAACACATTGTAGATTTTCAAAATAAAAACCAAGTATGGGCAATTAATGGTGGAATACCAGATTTTCTTACTATCAAGAGGTAAACTTATATAAATAATAGAAACTGATTATATTGGATGGGAAAGTGATTTTGTTTATGGGTAAAATGAGGAAAATATGCTTAGTTTCAAGACATTTGCAACAGCAGGTAAGAATTTACATTTAGAACACCTTGAAGACCAGATTATAGATAAAGGTGCTGAAGGTGGTAAACAAGCAGTTGCATTCTTAAAATCTATAAGAAACATGCTAGAAGGTAATTCTAGAACTAGTGTTAACGTAACTGTAAAATGGGACGGAGCACCAGCAGTGTTTGTTGGTACTAATCCTGAAAATGGTAAGTTCTTTGTAGGAACGAAGTCAGTCTTTAACAAAAATCCTAAAATAAACTATTCAATATCAGACATTCAAAAAAATCATTCCGGTGGTGTCGTTGATAAACTTATTGTATCATTTAACGAACTAAAAAGAGTATTTAAATCCAATATTATTCTTCAAGGTGATTTGCTATTCACAAAATCTGATTTAAAGAACGCAGTTATAGATGGTCAAAGAATGATATCATTCACACCAAACACTATAACATATGCAGTACCAGAAGATTCAAAATTAGGTAAACAAATTTCTAGAGCAAGTATGGGTATTGTATTTCATACAAGTTATACAGGTGACAAAATGTCAGAGTTATCTGCAAACTTCGGTTACTCTATGACGGGTAGCACAGGTAGAGTTTTTATGGCGAGTGCTAAATTTACAGACACATCAGGTTCATCAAACTTTAACGTAAATGAGTTAGCAACTTTTGATAGTATAATTAGAATGGCAGAGGGTTCACTATCAAAAGGTAATACAGTATTAAACATGCTACAAGAAAGAGCAACAGACCCAATATCAGTTGCATATAGACTAAAGGTATTTTTTAATTACTACATTAGAAATCATAAAGGTGATAGTTATGATAAAGTTAAAACATTAGTTTCTATGTTTGAAGATTATTTTAAAAATTCTTTACAAGGGGAAATAGATAAAAGAAAAACACCAAAGGGTCAGGAGAAGTTTAAACAAGCACAAGAACAAGGTAACAAATTTATTAAAGATAATAAAACTGCATTATACTTTGCTATTGCTAGTCATATTAGTTTACAAAGAGCAAAGATATTTTTATTACAAAAGATGAATCAAATACAAAGTATAGGTTCATTTATTAAAACACCAGACGGATTTAGAGTAACTGCACCAGAAGGTTTTGTTGCATTATCTAGTAAGGGTGCAGTTAAATTAGTAGACAGATTAGAATTTAGTAAAGCAAATTTTACTATAGCAAAGGATTGGGTGAAAGGATGAAGTATAAAGAGTTAATAAAGAAAATCAATTTACACGAGGGTGTATACGATAAAGGTATATTTAAAGCATTCTTTTTAGCAGGTGGACCAGGTTCAGGTAAAACATTTGTTTCTGCTCAAGCATTTGCTGGTACAGGACTTAGAGTTATAAATTCTGAT